ATTCACCTAGCGGACGGTGATCCTCGGACTGCTCCAAGAATTCGCCGTCTTTGAATAGGTTAAGGTCAATCGCCAGCCGCAGCTTATGGGCACTGTTCGGGTGGCTGTAGGACTTACGGACGCCCATAGCGCCGTGTACGCGAGGGTCGCGGAAGGCGTCACCTAACGACACCTCAAATCCTAACTCATACGCTTTGTCGATCAGTCTGGCCACTAGGCGGGCAAACTGCCGCTGCTTCTGGCCTAACGTCATGGCTTGTCGGCCTTGGCGTCGAGCTTGTCGTTTATTCGCATCAACATCGTTTTAATCTCGTCGATGTCAGCGCGGTAGTCGGCGCGGGTCACGTACGTCAACGGCATGTTGCGCACGTCCTTGTCGAGCCGTTCAATGCTGCGACTGATATTGTTGAGAATCCATCCACCAAAAACGCCGGCGATGCCGACAATAATGTTGAACAGAATTTGCCCTTCGTCCATCACATGCTCCGTAGCACAAGGGTTACAAGCCAACTGATCAGTGCTCCGGCGGACAGCCATAGCAACTTCTCAACCCAATCAACACGGCGCTCAAGCGAGCGCAATTTCGTCTCAACTGCTCGGACGCGATGGGTGTAATCGGTCTTGAGCAGCCGTAGGTCTTTGGTTTCGACCGTCATTTCGCCGCAAGCGGTTGCGTCGTCACGGCGCGTAGCGCCAGGTTAGCGATCGCGCCTGATAGCATAATCGCGGCGGCAACCTGAGAGCCGAACAGCGTCGTCAAATGCGCGCCCATCAGTTCCAGACCGCCGAGGATGGCGATCAATACGTTAAACCATACCGTTTTGGATTTAAGTGCGCCTTTGAGCATGATCGTCTCCTTACGGGGCCATTTGATTGCGTCGCGCCTCAGCCCCCGCGAGCGCGTTTGTTACCACCACGGCCGGTGCGGCCGCACGTTGCGCGGCAGCGCCGCCAGCACGGGCAATGCCCGTAACGCCTTGTACCGCGCCGGCGCGACGCTGCGCAGCCTCAAGGGCTAGCGCCGCCGACTCTGGTTGCAACATGTCGGTAGCGATCTCAATGGCGAGCTTGCGGTCAATCTTGCCCGCGAGCCGCTTGAGGATGGCGTTGGCCACAGTCGTCACGCGGTTAAGCAACGTCGGCAACTGCGCGCCACCGGCCGCTTCAACCAAGAGCTCTGTACCGGCACGCTCGGCGCTCGGACCAGCAGGACGGGCTGCGCGGGCTTGCTCGCGGTACTTAGCCTGACGAGCCAAGTCGCTGCGGATGTCCTCAACAATCTTGACCTGATCCGGCGTCAGCACGTCGGATAGCTTTTCGTAGCGCGGCGCGCCAACGGTCGCCCGTTGAATCGTCTGCGGTGCGGCCTCGACAGCCCCGGCAAACGCGGCGGGGCGTAGCTTCTGTTCGCCTTGCAGCGCAGAGGTCAACTTGCTTTCAAGAAATTGACCGACTTCCATCTGATTGATGGGCTTGCTGCGCGCTTGGAACGTGCTGCGGGCCGTGCCGTACTCCGGCACTTGACCTTCCAACCAGTTAATAAAGTCTTTGCGAGTGCTTGCGATTTTGCTGGCTTCGACTTTACCGATACCGTACGTGGCGGGGTTTTGGATAAGATCATCCAGCGCCAACTTGACGTAGTGCATGTCGGCAGCGGTGTAGTTACCACCTGAACCGAACGATGCACCTTCTTCAGCGGCCAAAGTTTTAGCGCGTTCAAACGCTTGTTTCACTGACGGCCGTGCCTGCAAACTTTGCAGGGTGGCGTCCTCTACCACAGGCTTCGCGCCCGCTTGTCCGTACAGCAACCGCGCTTCAGCCGCGCGAGCGTTACGAGCCGCAGTAAGCTGCGCCTCAGTGCCGCCCACCTGACGCAGCGACGCCGCGCGAGCAGCATCTTGCGCCTGACGGCGAGCCATGTACTCAGACGGCAGAATCTTCTCTGCCGACTCTTGCAGCGCAGAGAAGCGCGTTGCGCCTACCGGCGCCGCAGCCTCACCGGCGGTTGGCACCGCACCCGGCACGATTTCTGGCTGATTGCGCAGCGCGTTGATGATCTCCGGTGCGCGGCCTTCAGCAGCTTCTAACAGCACGTTGGCCTTACCGCCGATAGCCGTGCGCTCCAGCGCATTAAGGCCCGCGCGACCTGCGATAGCAGCGGGGGCCGTTATCACACGCGTAGGGTCTGTGACCCGCGAGACGGTGCCCAGCACTTGACCAGTGCGGCCTGGCGCGGCTACGGCGCCAGCGCCGGCCAGAGTCGATACGTCGGCGGCAAAGCCGACCGGATCGGTGGCGATGGTGTTCTTCAGCGCCTCGACGCTGCCGTAACGGTCACGGTACACGCCACCTACTGCGTTGGCCTTCTGGATAAACTCCTCGGCCTTGTCAGGTCGAGCCATCCACTCGCGCGGGATAAACCGGGCATAGGCGCCGGTCAACACTTCGCCAAGCTGCTCTAGCGTCTCGCGCGGCCGAGTTACAGTTGTGTACAAGCCGCCCAGCATCTGCATGCCGCTTTCGGGGATGTTGCTGATAGCCTCACGGCCAACCTGCGCCCAAGTGCGACCAGCGGGCTCTGCGCCTACAGCGCCGCGCCCTTCGGTGGCCTCCCAAACAACTTTGTTGGGGTCAATCGGCTCGGTCTTTTTGGGCTTTGCAGGTTTAGCCGGCGTTTCCCACTGAACTTTGCTTGGATCAATCGCCATACTCGACGCTCCCGTCCGTGTATTCAACCACGGGGCGGCCATTCAATGTACCGCGACGTTTGACTTGGCGAGCGACGGTGATTTCGGGATAGTAGTCCAACACTTCAGGTTCTTTTTCTGCCAACCGCGTGCGTTCGCTGTTGTAACGATTGATGACGTTACGTGCGGACTCGGCATTGATGCGGATGATGCGACGGATACCTTCGGTGGTAAGCGTTTCTTCACCGGCCGCGATCTTCTTAGCAAACTCACGGTCAGCATCCGACAAGCCCGTACCGGCACCGAACGCGGTGATGCGCTCGGCAACCTGCTGGCCGACGCCAGCGAAGTACGCCTCGGTCGAAGCCACGTCAATGCCCGCAGCCTTAGCCACAGCCAAGCGTGCGTTAGCCAACGTGCCGGAGATAAACTTCGGATCGTCGAGCAGCGGCAAGAGTTGCTGCGCGGACTGCAACGTGGTGGCGGCCGACTCCGCTTTGTCGCGGAACGTATCCAACCGCTTGCCAGCCGTTTCGCCCAGCGTCTCGCTGAACTTTTTACCGGCAGGCGGCAAATTAACCGTAGTGCGCGACGCGCCGGCACCGGCAATACGCACTTTCTGCGCCTCAACATCTGCCGACAACGGAACAAACAACTTGGCACGTTCAGCCGGAGGCACTTGCGACAAGAATTGCCCGCGTAGCTGTTCTTGCAACTGCGCGGGGTCATCCGACAATGAACTGACCGCGTAATCGCGGAACTGCGGCACAATCGTGCCCTGCGCGATCATAAAGTCTACTTGGTCAAGCACTTGTGCCTTAGTGGGCGGTGCCTCACTGTACGCAAAGTCGCCAAGCATCTTTTGAAACCGGCCGTAGTTTTCATCGGCTAGTTTGGCTTGAGCGCCTTTAACTTCCAATCCGGTTTTTTCTGCTGTTGCGCGCTTGCTAGCAAAGTCAGCCATTGACGTGGCCAATTCAGCGCCAGGCTTGCCAAAGCGCATAAGTTGGTTTTGAGCCTCGGGCGTGCTGAGATCGGCTGTAGAGAGGAAGTTACGGAAGTCTGCCTCGCGCTGCGCGGCAGCTAGCTCTTGCGCTTCTTTAGCGCGTTGCATACGCGCGCCACGGCCCGCCTCAAGACCTTGCACGTATTGGCCAAGGACGTTGACCGGTTCTAGTTGGGTTGCGCCGATGACTGCCATGACTTACCCCATATTCCCGTATTGCGGGCCCATGTAATTCAACGCCTGAAGATTGGCTCCGCCGCCTGGCGCGCCACCGGTCGGGCCAAAATACCCGCCTCGATATAGGCCATAGCCCATGGCACCTTGGCCGAGGGCTTGGCTCAACGCGTTAGCTTGACCGAGATAGCCCGAGGCACGCGCCTGACCGCCCTGCATCAGCAAGTTGCCGACGTTGGCGCCCATCTGGCCAGCCTGACCAGCCACCTGTTGCGTGGCCGTCTGACCGGCGCCATAGAGGCTGCCAAGGGCGCCAAGACGGTTGCCAAGCAACGCCTGCGCGCGATTAAAGGCGTTCATGTACTCCTGCGAGCCCATCTCCTGCCCATAACGCACGCCAGCGCGGATCGCCCCGCCGCCGAGCAACTGTCCTCGGGCGGCTTGCATGCGCTCTAGCGCCTTCTCGCCTTCGGCAAGACGAAACGCGTAGCCGGGATCGACCTGCATCTGCTCCGCCGTAAAGGGCTGCCCCAGCGTGCCGTAGCCCGCCGTACCCGGCTCACCGCCGATACCCAGCATCCGCATCAGTTCATTCTGCGATGCAATACCGGCTTGGCGAAACGGCTCTTGTAGCTCAACCTGCCGTTCAAATGTTTCACGTTGAACTTGAGCGGCCTGGTCGGCGGCCTGTGTCTGCGCTCTGGCGGCCTTGCTGGCCCCCCGCGACGCGACGGCACCGCCAATAACGGCACTGCCTAGAATTGCTGCTGCGGTTCCAATGGCCATTACGCCACCTCTCTCATATACGTGCGTTCCATAGGACGAAACCCTTTCCGTGCATACAGACTAGCCATCTTGCCTGCGCGGTCATCTTCAAGGGCAATCATAAAAAGAGCTGTTGCATTTTTTGCGATTGCCCACGATTCGATCATATCGTACATAGCCTGACCTGCCCCTTTGCCTCGCGCTTCGGGGGTCAGCCACCACCACAACTCCTGCACTACCATATTGGAAGGGCTGAAGTACATAGGGTAAAACAATGCGCCGGCGATTCCAATAATTTCGCCGTCGTCTTCGGCCAGCCACACACCGATGTTAGGGTTCTGCACGGCCTGTAAGAAAAAGTCGGCATAGCCCTCATCGTCAAACGGAATAACGCCATGCACCGGGGACGCCGCGTGAAACGCCTGCGCTAGCGGCAGGTATCGCGGAAAGTCCTCAGCGATCGCGTTGCGTACGATCACGACACTTCGCGTCCCGAGCAGCGGATGTTAATGGCCGATCCGGTGCCCGCCAGCGTTGAGATGGCTCCGCCCGGCGCGAGCACTTGACCGACGAGCTCAGGGAACGTGTACGTCTCCGACGGCAGTAGAGTCTTGGCCTTGACGATCAAGTTCTGGTTGCCGGCGTTGTCAAACGACGTGACGATGTTGACCGACAGCGTGGCGGCCGAACTGCTGTAGTTGGTGGCCGTGAACTTGTCAATGATGGCCGACACGTTGGTCGCCGAGTACTGCGTCGTTTGGGACGCTTCGGCAATTTTTGCCGGTATCAAGACTTTTACGCTAACTGCCATGTGTCACCTTAGAATGTAAAGACCATGCGAACACGGCCATTTAGACCGGTTTCGCCGTCAAAGAACTCGCCACCATTGCCGCCAGCACCTGCCGTCAGCGACGCATCGCCCGCGATTCCCGTGGCACCGGCTTGGGTAAAGAACGCCCCGCCGTTACCGGGAGTGTTGGTGGTGTTACCGCCGCTAGCGGCGCCACCCGCGCCTTGGCTGGCAAATTGCCCCGAGTCGCCGCCGTTACCGCCGTTGGCGGTCATGGTAGTAATGGTATACGTACCGCTGTAGACATTGCTAAATGTGCCTGGCTCGCCGTTTTGTGAAAACGCTGTGCCGCCAGCGCCGCCAGCACCAACCGTATAGCTGATGGTTTTAAGGGCGTCTCCAGCCGACAGCGATAGCACCGTCTTGGCATATCCGCCGCCGCCACCACCACCGCCGGGGAATACTTCTGGTTCGCCGGGGGCAATAAAACCAAGATAGCCGTAACCGCCACCGCCACCAGAACCCCAAACCTGAATGGTAACGCCGGTTGCGCCAGTGGGAATGGTTACAAACCCCGTACCCGGCTGAGTAAAGTCAAAAACGCCAGCCCCAGCGCCGCCGGTGCTGCCGTTAATAAACGCTGCTAGGGTTGCGCCGCCCATTAGGTCAAGCCTGCTCCGCTAATCAGCCAAGAGGTCGCGCCGATCTTAACGCAGGTTGCCACGCCGTTGCGGGCCAATGTCCGCGTGCCGGTCGTGGTGCTGTTAACCAGCGTCAACGTGTCCGACGTAATCGCAATCGACAGCGCCGACGCGTTGACGTTAATGATGATAACTACCGTTCCCAACGGAAACGGTACGTCCGCGTTAGACGGGATAGTCAGCGTTATGCTGCTGCCGTTCATTACGATTGATTTCGCCGCGTCCGACGCAAGCAGCGTGTAGTTAGTCGTCTTGCTATTCTGGGGCGCGTCGCGGTAGCCCACCGGATAGTTAGTGTTAGACGGCGCGTTGTCGGGGATTAAAGCCGTGCCGGTAAAGGTCGGGCTAGCTTTAGGCGCGTAGGTCGCCGCAGCGGCAGACGTGGACAGCGCGTCAGTAATGCCGTAGCCCGAAAGGGTTGTCGGTGTGCTGGTTACGTTAGCCCAGCTAATACCCGAAACCGTCAAATCGTTGACGCCCGAAATATCGTCGTATGTGCCGATCTGGATGCCTGCGGAGTTTTGCAGCACAAACTTATAGCTAACCGATTCGGTCAGCCAAATTTCGGCCGGCACGCGGCCCTCAGAATTAAGGACAATCGGGTTAGTGTGCGCAGTACCGCCGCTAATGCTGGTGTAGGTCGCTTCGGGCGTTGTGGTGCCCGCCGTGTAGGTAAAGATGCGACCGCCCGATAACGGGTTGCCCGCACCATCAAAAAACTGCGCGCCGGCACCCGCCAGCGGGGAAAGAAAAACGGTCATATATACACCTGCATCACGGTTAAGATGATGGACGGAATTGCGGGCACGGGAGCCGAAGCGGCAAAAGTCTGTAGCTGCACGTCAAGAGCATCTACAGAGAAATATAACTGAAAGTAATCGCCGTTTGACAGTGGCAAAAAATAATTTGCGGCCGAGAAAATCTCAGCGTCATTGCCTTGAATCTGAATCAAGCTGGCTGAGTTAGCTACCGCCGTCCCGTTAATAGCCGGCCAGATATACAGTTTGCCGGAACCGCCCGATGTTTTGTCCACTTGAATTGAAAATTGAACATTATAAATCGCCGGACGCGATACTTTAATTTTAGTGTTGTCGCCTGGATCGCGGTAAATGCCGTAGGCCGTATCCGCATTGTTGTAGCTGATTGCCTTGGCCGTATTGGTCGCCGTCGCCGCTTGGGTTTGAGTCGAGTAAAAAGACCCAAAGCTCACCGGCGTTAGCTCAGGTCGAGGCGGTCCAAGCTCCAACGCATCAATCCGCGACTGCGCAACAGCCAACTCAGCCTCAGTCGCTGCGTCGCTGTACGGCGCCAATTCAAGGTCTGCGAGCGAAATAGCAGTCGTACCGCCGCCCGTCAGTTGGAACTGGTTGTTAAGGAACCGGAACCATTCGCGCGAAATAACGCCCGTCCGCTCATCGACAAACGGCACGCGCGGCGCAGGAATGTTAGTGGTATTGGGTACACTCATGCGGTTGTCGGGCTAGCCTGTAGCTCCGCTCCCATGATGGCCACAACTACCGGATCGGTGCCAGACACTTCATACACGCGATCGCGCGACTTCATCGTTGCGCCGAGCCGGCGCCAAATCACACGCGTCTGCGTAGCGCCGATCTGCCCCATCTCGCGCCAATACTCATTGCTCCACGTATGGCCGCCATCGTCGGACCAGCGCAACATAACTTGCGGGTTGACGCCAATATCGTTGCCTACGAGCGCATAGATCGAGCTAGGCGTTATGTTTGGAAACACAAGCTGGTTAGTTTCTATCTCTACCGCACCTTCGGTAGCCAGAATTAAATCCTCGCCTGTACCGCCCACACCCGTTTGACAGTCAAGCTGCAACTGATGGTGCAACGTGCGGGTTAGATTGTTTTGCCCGGTCGGCAGCGCGCGCCAGCGACGCAGCCATTTCTGCACTTGGCCTGCGTCCCAATACTGGTCCAACTTAAACTGGTAAATGTTGCCGTTTTGATAGTCGCCTATCGTCGGGTAGCCAGTAAAAACCGCATGGCAGTTAGACCGATGCCGTTTGTACTCGCCGTTAACAAGCGCCGCTCGCTCATGCCATGCGCCCGTTGCGGCGTCAAATACCCAAGTAGTATCGGCCGTCGGAAAAATAAGGACATAAAACGAGTGGCCGTCTTGCTGGTAGGTGTACGCCAGCGCGTCCGACATATCGGTATATTGCTGAATAGCAAACTCAACGGCGTGTGTGGACACGCGCACGGCTTGATAGCCGTTGGCGCGGTACACGATGCCTCGACCGCGAGCGTCAGCGCCCAACCAAAAAACCGTGTTGTCTAGTTTGGCGACTGAGTACGGGGCGATACAACCGACTTCGTTGTATGCGCCTTGGATGCGCTCCAACGGGAAGTCAGGATTGCCCGAGTTGTACCAAACTTCAGTTGAGTTGGTGCCAAACAGCCACGCCTCGCGGTGGTCAATCATTATGGCTACAAGGCCGTCAGGCGAGCCCTCGGCAGACGCAAAATCCAGCGGGTCAATGGACAAGCCATCGAGCAGTTGTGTAACCCAAATGCGCTGGCTGTTAGGTTCGTTAAAAACAAAATACCCATCCAGATACCCCACAGTTACTGCGCCGGGGAAGTCTGGATCGGTAATCTGAGCAAATACGCCCGTATTAAAGTTGTAGATGTAGCCGTCAGGGTTACACGCTACAAACAACTGAAAGCCGTTATCGGCCATAGATACAGGGCCAGTGCCTGTAATGTTGCCGAGCTTAGTGATCGTAATGTTCGGCGTCATTTTGAACAACTCATTGCCAGAAGCAATGTAGATGTCGTTCTTGTAGTTCCACAGCCCACGGATCGGGCCGGCACCTACGGAAGCAATAAGTTCCATGCCTGGGCAGCGTTGCAGATACGCAGGCTCCTTGCCGCCCTCGGGGATAACCTCGGGGTACAAGTTAACCATGCGCGCATCAGCCGCGTTAGGGCTGCGCAGGACATACGATGAGCCGAGGATCGGCGTCTTCATGGCTTAAGCTACGGTCGCGCCGTTGTTCGACACGATCCACCAATCAGTGCCGAGGAACTGAAGCAGCACACTTTCGCCGACAGCACTAAACGTAATCGTCGTGCCGTTACCAAAGTTAGTCGGCGTCAACACGCCCGTGTCGGCACCTGCCGCCTCCGCAACGTAAACGATCGCTTTTAACTGCCCCGCCACACCGTCCGCCAGTGTGAGCGCGTCACCCGTACCCGTGGACGTAAATGCCGTCGTCAAGGTCGTGACGTTAACGGCGCCAGGACCGGAAAGCGCCTGAACGCTGCCAACAACCGCCCCCGCAAAAGTCTGCGTGCCAGTAAACGTCTGCGCAGCGTCAGTACGCGCAATCGACGCGCTTGTAGACGGAAACGTCATTGTCGTTGCGTCAGTGCCCGCAAACGTAATCGAGTTATTAGCCGTCAGTGTTTTGCCGTCAGCGATCGTCAACGTAGCCGACGTAGCGGGCGCGGTAATCGCAACCTTGTTAACGCTAGTAGCTGTGGCCACGCCGAGCGCCGGCGTAACCAGTGTTGGGCTAGTCAGCGTGACACTTGTAAACAGATTAGTGTTAGTAATCTTTTTGGTCTGGCTGTTTTGCACCAGCACAAACTCATCCGCGCCCGAAGACGAGGATGTGGCCGGAAGATTAGAGATGGTGATTTTAGTCGCCATAATTAGAAGTTCCCGGCGTAGATGTTGTAACGATTCCGACGCGCCATGAGGCTGTATGGCATAGCCATCACATCGTCAGGGTTGTTAATGCGTTTCAAGTTGCGCTTACTGTACATCGCCACGCGACGCACTTCAGACGAAGGTTCGACGTTAAACTCAGGCGCCAACTCTAGCGCCAAGTTATAGCGAAACGCCCGCAAGTACCCTGGCGGGAATTCAAGCTGCGTCTCAAGCGTTGCGGCGGTAGCCAAGGGCGAAACAGAGACAAAGTGAAACTCCATCTCTTTTGTAGGTACTGGATAAACCGCCAACGTAATGTTAGGGAACGTCATGTTTACCCACATGACTTGCGGGTACGTGCTCGTAACCGTTTTAACTGCAATGTTGTTGTATTGCAGTTGGTTAATAAACCGCAAGCCATAAGACACATTGGTCGATGGGTCGCGGAAATACGTTGAATCTTCCAGCAAAATGGGCCGGAAGGGTTCTTCCGCACTTTCAAGGCCAATGTTTTCCGAGCTTTGCGTTGCTAACGGATCAAGGGACTGAGTGCCCAAAAACACCGCAAAATCACCGGACGGACCAAGCGTTTGAACGCGCGTATTCGCAGGCCATAGAAAAACTTGATCTTGCGTACAGAAGACAGCCAGACGCTCAGTATTCCAGCTATCAATCATTTGGTTCATAGCGACCAAATTGTCTTGATAGACGGCTTCAGGCAACACGTTGCCCGAGTTAACTAACCCAAGAAGCCTATGCGCACCGTTTAACAATTCACGTACTGTTGCCATGTGTTACCTCAAATCGGCGGCATGTTAAACGTCGTATTCGTGTTCGGAATGTTATCGGTTTTGTTAACCGGCAACGGCTGAATGTTTGTGCGGATAAGGCTATCAAGATCAGCGCGAAGGTTAGCGATAATTTCCGGCTTAACTTGCGATCCGTATTCAGGCGCAAGTTCCATCGCTAACGACAGTTCAAGCAACCGCTGGTAGCCTGGCGGCAGGAATTGGGTCGAGAAAAGCGTAGCGTATGACGTAATCATCCGCTCCGATTTAAGATACAGCACCGCCGACACGTTAGGCGTCGGGTACAGAAGAATCTGCCCGTACGGCAAGTTGGGCCGATACAGCAGTTTAGTGGGCGTGCCCGGTAAACCTTTGTTCTGGATGTTAGTCCAGTATTGCTCACTAATTAGTGCCAAAGGGCTATCCGTAGTGGATACGCGAATAAAGGCGCCAACAATACGGATGGGGCGAGGAGCTATGAAATTAGCCGGGGGCGATGCCGTCGGATCGTTGCCGATCGTGTAAGTGTTCTGCCCGCTCAACAACGAAAAAGGTTCGGCTTGCGTGCAAAAATAATACTGCGGATTCGCCGAAAACGAATCAATAATAGAGTTAAGGCTATACAGCGAGTCTTGAGCTTCATCGGCCGTAGTCGTTTCGCCGGACGCCAACACGCCCAACAGCCGCAAAGACTTGTTGATAATGTTTTGGGCCGTTACAGCCATTGTTTAGCCCTCTAGGCTTCGGTCGCAACTGCCTTACGGCGACGCTTCAACTGATTAGGTTCCGGCGACGCAACAGGTTCGTCCTGCCGCGCCGCCGGTTCCAATGGGTCATACTCCTCCCATCCATGTTCGGCATCCATAGCCGCCTCTAAGTCAGAGATGGCAATTTTTAGCCCGTGAACCGGGTGGCGAAGATATATGTTCATAGTTACGGCAAGAGCCCGTAAGCCTGAAACCGCGACTCAAGCTGAGCAACGCGAGTCTGGAGGTTTGCAATCACCGCCAACACCGTGTTGCCTTCGTTCTTAGTAACGAAGCCAAACGGGGTCGTCTGCGTCAAATCCTGAATCGCAAAGTCTGCCGGAGACGGGGCCGTGGACGTAATCGTCGTAAGCTGCGCCGTAAGAGCCGCACCTTCGGAAACCGGCGTCGTGCCAAAGAATCCGACCGTACCGCCCGCAGCGCCAATTACTGCACCGTCAAGCTCTGGGTCCGAGAACGCAACACCAACCGCCTTTGTATTAGGCATAGAAATACTCCTATGAGCAGTGCCCCCTACGGTATCACCCGTAGGGGGCTTTTGCCATTAGCCGAGGCGATAGACCGTCCAGGCCGCGTCGCCGGTCTTGCGAGCACGGAAGTGCGCCGACGTACCGTCAGCAACCACCGCCGAGCCCACAACCGTCCAACCCGTGCCCGAGAACGTCACGTCGTTTCCGCTGTCGTCACCGAGGTTGACGCAGTAGAAGTCGAACGTGCTGCCCACGCGGGCGCTCGCCACAGCGGCGTCCACAAGGGACGCAGCCGCGAACGAATAGGTGCCCGCAGACGTGCTGCCTGAGTCCACCGAGAAGACGCCGTTCACAAGATCGGCGACCGCGATGGTGCCCGTAGCGCCGGCGTACGCCGTCACCGGACCCAAAACGCCCATAATTGGCTCGGCAGCATTGCCGGCGCCAACCTGATAGCCACTAGTACCGTTAGGAAGTGCCATTTTTAGTTACTCCGTGAATAA